CCGGATAAATCAGCGATATCCGGAGCATAATAATCATAGGGAGCTAAACACTGATTTTCGATAAGCCATTTTGCCGAAACACCGACGATTAAATCATCATTGACATCGGCAAGCCCTGAGCCGTCCAGCCGGACGGGCGTTGCGGTAACGCCCACCCGATAGGATTTTTTAAAATAATCATAGATTTTACGATAAGAATTTGATTTGCTGTGATGGTTTTCGTCCGTGATGATTAAATCCGGAGTCCGCAGGCTTGACAGCCGTCTGGAAGCGGTCTGCACCATCATGATGTCACACAGCGACATATCACACCCCCACCATGAGAACGTCCGGAAAATCTGTTCGCAGAGTTCTTTGCGATGCACCAGAAACAGAACATTCTTGTGATTGAGTGTTGTCCGCTTTGCGATTTCGGCAACTATCACAGACTTACCGCCGCCACACGGCAGAACAATGCACGGAGCTTTATGCCCGGTTCTCCATGATTTTTGCGTCCGGAGAATCAGTTCTGTCTGATAATCACGCAGTTCCGGCATTCTGATTCATCTCCTTCGCCTTGATGGCACAGCCCCAGCAGAGTTTTCTGCCGTATTTTTTGAGGGCAGTTCCGGCTATCTGCTTTGCGGAATATTTGTCATAATCCTGAATTTCCTGACCGCAGTCGGCGCAGTAGAAAACGCCGAACAGATGCGCAATCTGTCTGAAGTCGAGGGGCATTCTTTCCGGAAGTCCGAAACGATTCTTAGCGTCGTACCACGCAGTCTTTGTGGCATACATCACACGTTTCTGACTGGTTGCGCGATGCTTTTTGCCTTCGGAATCCGTAGCTGTGATATTCGTCTGAAACGCGAGGAAAAGCGTCATATCGCTCCATTCTTTGAGCAGAGGGGCGATTTTATTCGTGGTCTTGCTGCCGAGTTTCATTTCCCAGTGGTCATATTCGGCAGTCAGTTCGGGAGCGGTGACTTTTTTCGTGACGGCATGGCAGAGAATCACGACGTTGACACCGTCCGAAATCAGGGGATTTGTCAGTTCCAGAAAACGGCTGATAAGTTCCGATTCATACTGCCAGCCCTTGCCGTAACCGAAATCCTCAATGCCTTTCAGAATCTTATCTTCTGTGGAGTTATCACGGCAGATTTTATCAATCGCCATGCGCTCCGCCCAGTCGAATGTATCGATAATGACGGATTTATAATTTTTCTGCTGATGATTCTCGGCGATGAATTTCAGTTCGTCGCAGAGCATTTCCCAGCAGTCCGGAGAGGGCAGACGGCGGACATTCATGTGAGTGGTACTGCCTTCGCAGTCGAGGAATACCGAACCCGGACACTGGCTTGCAAGGGTCGATTTCCCGACACCTTCCTGACCGTACAGCACGACTTTCAGACCCTTGTTCTGCTGAACGCCGTTGACTTCTTCGTAGTTAAACTGGCTCATGTAAATTCTCCTTTCTGCACTCCGGACAGAATTCCGGAGTGCCGTCAAAATGATAATCTTCTTCATAGAGTTCTTTTCCGCAGTTATCGCAGACATGAATCATAATACTGTCATGCCGGAAACACGTTCCGCAGGAATGACCGCACCGTGCCGGAGATTTTCCGGACAGGCACATCAGAACGTCTTTTATCATGCCTGCACCTGCTTTCTGATTTCGCTGAGGGAAGTTTCCGCCCCTTTGATGACAGTTTCTGATTTATCCAGAAAAGCGGAATCTGGATTTTCACAGAGAAACTTCACAAGCTGTTCGATGCTGTCGCACAGTGTAGCAATCCGGACTTTAAACCGCTTCATTTCTGGAGAATCTTCTTTCTGTTCAGCAAGCTGTTTTTTCAGCTTTTCGACTTCCAGAAACGCATTGTCTCTCTGGAGATTTGCACGCTGAATTTCTTCCTGACTTTCTTTCTTGAGACGCTGTCTTTCCTCAACAAGCTGCTGATTCATATTAGAAGCGAATTCTGCAAAGCGTTTTTCCTCGGCATCGGAAACAGCCTGTTCCTGATTTTCGAGTTCTGCAATCCGGTTTTCGAGCCGTTGAATTTCTTCGAGTTCTGCCGTTGACTGCATGACCTCAACAGGACGGTTTTCCAGCTCCTGAATCTGACTTTCAAGCTGCTGCTTATTTTGTTTCAGCGTGCTGATTTCCGATTTCAGTTCCTTGACACTGGCTTCGGAAATATTCAGTTTCTGCTGAATTTCCTCTCTCTGGGGTTCGTCCAGTTTGGCAAGCAGATATAATTTTTCAGTTCCAATTGAGGGAAGTCGACTTCCCTCATCTGCTGAAAATCCGCTTGCAATTGCAACATATTTTTTCGCTTGTCTATAAGTGATGCCTACTTCCTGTTCGCAGTACTCCTCGAAATTCTGATAATCCAGTTCTTTATAAAGCTTGTTATCGCGCATTTCTTTCAGACCCTTGCAGACCTCGTAAAGCGATTCCTGCGCTATCTGCGCATGAGCCTTGATATGCTGATTCAGCTTGACAGCTTTTGTATAATCAGCACTCATGATTTCGGTTTCCGGAAGTTCCTCGAATTCTGTATCGTCCCAGTCTGTTTCTAAATTCATACTTGACAAATTCCTCACTTTCTGATAGAATATAAATGATTCTAATATAAAACGCCATGACATACAATGGCATTTTATTCCGTCCCGTTCCCGGAGTGTTCCGGGACGGGCTTTTTTATGATTTTCCGCAGAGTGTGCCGAGCGTCTGATAAATCTCAGAGAGCTCCTTTTCAGCATTATCACGGATAAGTTTCAGCTCGACAATGCGTTCCGTGACGGTTTTCAGAGATGCTTTCCAGTCCGGCGGAACGGCTTCGGATTCCTGATTCTGTGCAGGAACTTCCGGAACAGCAGTTTCTGCTTTCTTCGGCGGCTTTGGAACAAGTACGCCGTTGGAAATCAGAATCTGACGGATTTCCTCTACAGAGCAATGATTCTCCCGTGCTGTTTTCTGAATATAGTACGTTCTGTTCTTTGCACTCAAATAGCCGCGGCAGATAACTGAATCAGCACGGAGTTTTTCTTCAATGACTCCGCTTTCTCTCAGAATACGAATAATTTCCTCTTTTTCGCACTGATTCAGTTCAGCGAGAATCTGAATCTGATGCCGGCTATCCTTTGCCTGCCGATACTCACGGCAGATTTCTTCATTCGTCATCTGCATACAGATACTACTTTCTGTTCGATTGAGGTATAAGCCTGATAGGTGTCATTCCATTTCAGAATGACGAGGTCACATTCTCCGTCAGTCTCTTTGCGCCAGAACGCCGCAGCCATGCAGGCTTCGCCGTAGGTATCGAATTCGCCGACAGAACCGTAACATTCATAGAGGTCGAACACCTGATATTTTTTAGGCATCTGCATCACCTCTCAGTCTTCATACGGCAGAAGTTCGCCGTTGACAAGTTCCCACTGCATACCAGCGCAGTCGAAACGGATATAGTTCCAGTCGGTGGCATCATAGAGCGGTTCGCGGTGATAGGTATCTTTCACGCGCAGACGATGATATTTATTGACTTCAAAACTCTGTGCTTCACGGATAATCTGAATTTTTTCCGGCATGAAGCCGAACAGCATGGAAAGATGTTCAATGGCTTCTTCATCGCTCGGAATTATCGCTGAACCGGATTCCGCAAGTTGATTGTAATCTTCCTGCTTCATATTTGTGCCGGTATGTTCAGCCGGCTTCCAGTCAAGCTCCTTGTCGAGCTGGATTTTCAGCTCCAATTTTTTAAGTTTCTCCTCCTCGAGCTTTGTTTTCAGGTCACAGATTTCAACATACGCCTGCTGTTCTCTTGCCTGTTCGAGCTTGTTGACTGCTGTCTGAATGCGTTCTGCAAGGCAGTCTGTGTTCATCTTGTAATTGCGGCAGAAGTCGTGCTTGTCCTCTTTGGATTCGTTGTAGAACTTCTCAATTACGGAATACTGGTTCGCTGACGGATAAATCCCCGTCAGATTTTCAAATTCACTGATTAACATTGATAATTTCCTCACTTTCTTTTTTGCGTTTCTGTTCCCATTCCTCAAAGCCTTCGAGAATGTCAGGGTCTTCCTGACACCATTTTTTAATTTGCCGGAGCATCATATTGCCGACAAAACTGCTGATTTCTCCGGGCTGGTCAATGACGGTGATTTTCTGTTCTTTGGATAACGGCACAATAATTCCTCCTTTCAGTTTTCCGGTGTGTTCTGCTGTACGGTCAGCAGAAACATGTTTAACGTTGTCCGGAGCATCAGCAAAAAAGCCGCTTTACGCTCCGGTGTGAGCTGGTCATACAGCTTCTGAAATTTTTCCTGTTCTGTCATAAATTTCACCCCCTTCGGAATCAGTTTCGGATATTCATGCAATCGCTGTTTCTGGTTTATACTTGTCAATTGGCTATCCTAAAAGCATTTTTATAGTGAACACTATCAAAACCCCGATAACGAATATGCTCATAGCAACTGATAACAGTGTCAAACAGAAGTTGACAATTTTTTCTTGAATTCTTAAAAAATCAGAAGATTTTTCAAGCTTTTCAAGCCGAGTTTCAAAATCAGATTTATGATTCATTTTCTCACCCCCTTGCCTTTACTGTAATTCTATTATAGCATATTTTTTACTAGTTGTCAATAGAAAACTAGTATTTTTAATACTAGTAATATGTAAAAAATATGCTAGTTTTTTTGTTTACATTGCACAAATACTACTACTTTTAGAAAAATTCAAGAAATAGCAGTTGACAAGCTAGTAAAAATCATGCTATAATTTAAAATAGAAAGGGGGTGAAGAAAATGAAAGTACAATTACAACAGTTAAGAAAGGCTAAGGGCTTGACACAAGAAGAAATAGCTAACATATTAGATGTCAAGTTAAGCACTTATCAGAAATATGAAAGAGATGCCATTTCTCCACCTTATGACACGCTAATTAAAATAGCCGACTTCTACGGAGTCACAACAGACTACCTGCTCGGCAGAGAGCCAGCCAAGCCAGAGCCGAACCCGTTCGCTGACTTAGGTCTTGACAAGGAAAGCGAACAGGAAATGCTTGCACAGTATATGAGCTTTCCGCCGGAAACAAGAGCGATTCTCATGGATGCCCTTGTTCAGCTTGCAAGCGTTGTCAAACCGAATGAACCGGAAACAATCCGCCAAAGCACAATGATTGACTGCGGTACTGTCGGCGAAGAACTCGAACGCCGTGCCAGACAAAAAGATACCGCATAAGAATGTATCGGCACAAGTAAAAAAATCCGTCCGGTACACCATGCCGGACGGAGTTCATCAAAGAAGGAGGTTTTTGATTATGAAAAAAGCAGTATTCTACGGACGGTACAGCTCCATGAATCAGACTGAGCAGAGCATTGAAGGTCAGCTCCATGTCTGCGAAAAGTATGCCGAACAGAACGGGCTTGAAATCATAGCACAGTATGTCGACAGGGCACAGAGCGGAAAGACGGCAAACCGGAAAGAATTTCAGCGTATGATTACCGACAGCGAAAAAGGCATGTTTGAAGCTGTACTTGTCTACAAACTTGACCGCTTTGCAAGAAACCGTTTCGACAGTGCCATGTATAAAAGGCAGCTCCGTGAAAACGGCGTAAAAGTCATTTCTGCCACGGAAAACATCAGCGACACTCCGGAAGGCATCATGATGGAAGCCGTTCTGGAAGGCATGGACGAATACTACAGTGCAGAGCTTGCAAGGAAACTGCACAGGGGCATGGCGGAATCATTCAGAAAAGGATACTTTATCAATCGTGCCGCACCGTTCGGCTATCGTGTGGAGAACCACAGACTTGTGATAGACGAACAGAAAGCACCGCTTGCCGCTGAGATGTTCCGGCGGTACGCTTCCGGAGAACGTTTCACGGATTTGATTCAATGGCTTGACGGCATGGGTATTCCGAACGGCAACGGCAGGAGCTGGCAGAACTGGAATCTGTCTGTCATTTTGAAAAACCGTGCCTACATTGGAGAATATACCCGTTCTGACATGGAAGGCTTTGCACCTTGTCCGGCAATCACAGACAAGGAAACATTCAATAAAGTTCAGAACCGGCTTGCTGAATTCGCACACCGTGCGAGAGAAAATAAAACTAAAAATCATTTTGATTATTTTCTGAGCGGATTTCTGATTTGTGGCGAGTGCGGAAAACATATCGGCGGAAGCAGTGTTGCACAGAAATTTCATTACTATCGCTGTTCCGGATGCAGAAAGAAGAACTACAATGCTGAAAAATTACATGAACGTGTTCTAACAACTCTTGCTGAGTATCTGGATTCTGATAAACTTGACCAGCTTGCACAAGCCGCCTACGAAGCCTATCAGCAGGAACAGGAAACAAGCGAAGTGCCTGCACTGGAACATGAATTACAGGATGTTGAAAAACAGCTCCGGAATGCAGTGAATGCAATTCTGAAGGGCATTGACACACCGTTCCTGAAAGAAACAATGGACGAACTGGAAAAAAGAAGAACAGCATTGAAATCAGCCATTCTTGATGCGCCGACACCGCTTCCGGAATTTACAGTGAATCAGTTCCGGTACATCCTTGAAAAGAAACTCTCAAATTCTGCAAGAGAAATGCTTTCCACCTTTGTGAACAGAATTATTCTCACAGAAGATGAACTGGTTATCTGTATCAATCTGACTGATGAAAACAACACACCGCCACTCGAACAGTATTTGTGTAAAGTAGGGGATATGTCAGGAAGTCCATGCTTACACAAAGTCATTTATATGTCAGGCTGGTTATTTGTTGCCGCCTGAAAATTGAAAACCAATAAAAAAATCCGGTAGAAATCAAAGTCCTGCCGGATTTTTCATTGATATTCCGATAAAAACAACAGGGCTATTACCCTGTTTGAATTCGCATTGTTCAGTATTTGCCCTGACCCCGGTCACTTCCGAAAACAGTGACAGCGATTTTCAATCCCCCCGCATATTTTTATTCAATAATCTTCCAGTCATCTGCGAGCATATCCGTCTGTGATGCGAGCCATCCGATGACAATTGTGTTCTGAGCTGTTTTCATGCAGATGCTGTCAGTACAGGGCGGCATATCTCCGGAACAGAGACAGTGTGTCAGCTGCTTTCCGTCTGCTAAGAACAGATACATATCTTTTCCGTTCCAGCCAGTCCGTGCGACCCTGTCGCCGTGCTTCAGGGCTTCGAGAGCGTGACCGAAATTCATCTGACCGGATTTTCTGTAAGCATTCTCAAAAGCTTCTTTCGGAGACCATGACTGATAGCCGTCCGGATAATACTTGACGAGATAGCCTTCATCATCCGGATTTTCATTTTCGGGCATTGTCCATCCGCGGTACTGAATATATTCCCCTCTTGTCATGGGCTTTGCTTTGATTCTTTTCGTGCCGATATATTCTTCAAAGTTCATGAAATCAATCCTTTCTGATAACAAAATTCTCCCACTTCTTGTAGCAGTCAACATAAAGTTCGTTCTTGTCGCCGTTATAAGTGAGTTCATAATACATGCCGTCCGGCAGAGTAGTCGAGACAAGAGCTTTCCAGTTCTGGAGTGCCTTGCAGAACCAGACGACATAGACATCATCCAAGCCAATCTGCACAGCGTCTGTCTTGTCAGTATGTTTGTTTACATACTCCCGGACAGTTTCCTTGCATAGTGTGATAAAGCTGACATCTGTCATAAGAATCATTCCTTTCGTGATTTCAAAAAGATGCAGATATAGAAAATATTATCAATCATATTGCCGAGAGTGGCAATCCAGACCATGTGAACAAAATCCAGATGCAGGAACAGAGCCGCTGCCGAGCCGATGATAGTAGCTGCCGCTGAAACTGCATTGTTATTATTATCGAACCGTTCTCTCTGCTGTTCAGTGGGATAGCGCATCGCGCGGAGTCTTACACCGCCGCAGATGATGTTCCGGGTAATCAGGCAGAACAGCAGCGTGTCCAGAACATAGTACATCAGAATATTTTCCGGATGAAATGTCACATACAGCGAGGTACAGAACCCGGCGAGACATTCCAGAACGCACAGAACTGCATAGAACGGGAAGAACCTGTCAGAGAATCTGTTCCACAGTGCCGAAAACAGAATCACGCTGAGACAGTTCATAATCTGCTGGACGGCAACAGTTCCGCCGGAAATGCCGGACATAATCTCTTTGTAAATATACGGATAAGTCGCTGAGTAGAAACAGTCGGCGAAGAAAGTCGCCGTCAGCATGGCATCCGGTTTTTTCATTGTAAAATCCTCTCGTGATTCTCTCGTGAAAATGCAAGCCGTTTCTCTGAAAAATACAGAAAAACGGCTTGCTTTCGTTATTTCAATCTTATGATTTTCTCGCGGTTCTCTCGTGAAATTACTGTTCTGTGAGTGTTCCGGAGAAGGTCTTGCCGTCTTTGACAGCCGTCATCTGAATGGTTTCTTTTTCCACAGTTTCAACAGGCTTTTCAACTGTTTCCGAATTGGAAATAGTTGTTTTCTGGAATCCGTTCAGCCCTGCGGACTTGATGATTTCCGGAAAGTTTTCTTTGTAACAGTAGTTCATGTCGCATCTGTGGTTAATGCCCGGTACGTTTCCGGAAGATGAATACTGCCACATATCGAACGGGTACTTGTAGGAAGTCTCTGAAACGCCGTAATGCGCCACCCAGACGGTATATCGTTTCAGAATATCTTCTGTGAAATAATTCTCCAGATAAGACTTGCTGGAATAGATTCCGGCATAATATCCGGCATTTTCGAGAATATCAAGAAACGCCTTCGCCATTTCGGAACACTTTGCTTTTCCGAGCGCGAACTGTGATTTTTCCTCGAAATCCAGATAAACCGGATATTCAAACTGTTTGCCTTTAATAGTTTCAAGAAAGACTTTCGCTTCGGTCTGGATTTCAGAGACAGATTTTGCGTAGGAATACCAGTAACAGCCGACCGGAATTCCGGCTTTCTTCGCACCTGCATAGTGACTTTCAAACATTTTATCTTTCTGTGATACAAGGTTTCCATATCCGGCGCGGATAATGACAAAATCGACGGATTCTTTGACAGAATTCCAGTCAACTTTCGGTTCACAGTAACTTACGTCAATCCCTTTCAGCATAAAATTCACTCCTCCTTGTCTTCTCTGAGCTGTTCGAGAACTCTGATTAAAATTTTCGGCAGGGGAATGCCGATTCTGCCGACATTTTCGAGAATGCTGATGCCTTCGTTCGAGAGATAGAACCCGATAACGGCTGACCTGCACATACTGGACTGTCCGCCGAAAATCTGTGTGTCGAGAATATGACCCACGGCGACAATCAGCAGAATCAGACCTTTTTTAAGAATTCCCCAAAACCCGGTTTTGCTTGAGACTTTTTTCCGGATGCTCCCGGCAATCACGCCCGTGATATAATCCAGAATCATGAACACAATCAGCGCGGCAAGAAGTCCGTCCAGACTGCCCCATAAAAATCCTGCAATGCCGCACAGAACCGAACATGTCCATCGGATAAAATCAGTCATTCAGTACCGCCTCCTCATGATTGAAAGTTTCCGCCTTTTGGTAAAAACGGAATTTTCAGAACGTTGTCATAGAGCATCAATGCATTGTCAGATAATCGCTTTACTGGAATAAAATCCCGAATCAGCACATTATTTTCATAGATTTGACAGCTATAAAATTTAGTATAGCTTTTTCCGGTTGAACCGGAAGCTCCCCCGGCACTGACATTCATATCAAATAAAAACATGGGATTGATACCGTCGGTCAGTGCGCCGTTCGTTAATACCTTGTCAATCACTGTCCCGTCCGGATACGAGAAGCGCATATTCAGTCCTTCCGCCGAAATGATGCATCTTGAACAGAAATCTATATTATCCAGATAGGTCGTGTCACCATTACCACGCATACAATGAGCACCGCCCCAATTTTGCTGATTCCGGACGAACAACACCCATAAGTCTGAACCGCTTCCATAGTTGTAGCGTGAACCGTATAAAACCAGAGGACTGCCGTATTGACTGCTAGTATTGGGGATGCTGTCAATCACAATTTTAGTGTTGACTGTATGCACGATTTGCGTATTAACATATAAATTGCCGCTTGTCTGCACGGAATTGACCGTTTCAAAATTATCTTCAAAAACAGACGACAAGAAGCCGTTCCCGTTTACATCCGGATAAAATACATTTGTCAGCGTTTCCAGCATTCCGGAAACGCCGTCAGAAATTCGCTTGACGGGTACAAAATTCATGATAAGCGAGTTATTCTCATAAATCTTGAACGAATACAGACAAAATTCTCCGAAATTCGATACACTGCCACTGTCATTATAGCATCCTATCCAAATTGGGCGACCTCCGTAACCTGTTGTTCCTGTCGGTGCAGAAACGCTGTCAATTAGTGTTTCTCCGTCGTACCACGAAAGTAGTTCCTTATCCAATACAATCTTGATTTTTCGATAATACGGCAGACTTTTTGAAACTGTAGTGCGGTTTCCGCCCCATGCGAATTGAATTCCATGATTTCCAGAGCGATTATATGTCAGATAAAGCATGTTTGTTCCGAAAAGAGTCTGGTAATATTGGTCGTAATTGTCTAACAGCATGACTTCGCATTCGATTCTGGTATTATCGTTCGGAACATATCCGGTGTTGAAATACTGGCGGTTTGTTGTCCGGATAAAATCGAGTGTCCGGAATCCGGTGCGTCTCCAGATGAGCT